AGTAGATGTGCGCGGTACGCTTTCCACCTTCGTCGACGCAGAAGTGGGCCAAGACTTGCTCGTAGTACGCGATGTTGTAATCTCGAATGATTTGGATGTTATAGGCACAGCCACCGCAGATGAGTTTATCGGCGGTGGCGGAGGTCTCGCCAACGTAAACGCCCTGACCCTCGAAACGGAAAGCGCATCCGACTTCCACGACGCCGCGCAACTCACGGGTGATGCACCCATAGCTGTGCTCACCAACGTACTGAGCGTGGCGGACGGCACGAATATTGACTGGAATGGGACCACCTTCGATTTGGACGCTGCGGCACAGGCTTCGGATGATTTGGCGGACAGCTCCATGCAGGATTTGGTTGACGACACCACTCCGACGCTGGGCGGCCCACTTGATGCCGACAACAACTCCATCACCAACATTTCGACCAACTCGCTGACGTTCGCTGACGGCGGGGTTGCTATGCGAGACAACCAGAATTTGAGCGACCTGTCCAGCGCATCTACTTCACGCAGCAATCTTGGGGTGGCCATAGGCTCAGACGTTCAAGCATGGGACGCGGGACTGGATACATTGGCTCTGGACGATGGGCAGAACCTTACCAATCTCAACGCAGGCTACCTTGCAAGCGGAACCGTGCCAAACGCAAGACTTGACGCACAGTTGCAGGAGTGGGCCAGTATCAGCACAAACGGGGGCGTAGGCGAGGAACAGCTTGACGTGAGCGTGAACGCATCGCTTGACCTTTCCGATACAGCAGTCCAACCGGACGGCTCTGTCCCTATGGCTGCGAACTGGGGCGTAGGCGGGTACATCGTCAGCAACCTCGACAACGAAGCATACGGCGCGGCATGGAACGGGGCAAATGAGGCGGCGACCAAGGATGCGGTTTACGACAAGATTGAATCTAACGTGCAGTGGACCGAAGGCGCACTCAACGGAGAAACCGGCGTGTATTATGTTGCTACAGGTGGCGAAACAAATTGGAGCATCCCGTTCGACACGTTGGTTCAGGCAACAATAGGAGCGAACCAGAGCATTACGAACGACACGGACACGGTAATTCAATTCGATACAGAGTCGTGGGACTTGGGGGCAGATTTTGACGCGGCGAGTGATTATGCGCTTGAGGTGGTAAATGACGGCTACTATCGGATACACGTTGCCACGTTCATTCTTTCCATTGGGGACGGAAAAAAAGGTTGCTTGAAGTTGAAAGAAGACGGAACGCTCCGCGCAACAATAGAAAAGACAACCGGAGCAAGCGGGAACCTGTCACTTGATGCAACGGTCACGCTGTATCTGACAAACGGTTCACAGGTGGTTGCGTCTGTTTCCCAAAGCGACGTGGGCGCATTGTCCATTGTGGCAGACCCGGCATATACAAGATTCGAGGTCGAGCGTGTGCGTTAAGTCAGCCATAGTGACATATTTCTTTTGTCTTTCCGTAGCCGTTGCGGAAAGACTTGGAACGCTACATGGAACCCCGATAACGTGGCCGCGCTGGAACGTCGGAGCGGAGGTGGATTACACAGCAACAGGAATGGCCGTAACCGTTTACACCCCGGCGAACAGCAACGAATACTACTACAACCTTGGCGCGAACCTATACGCCTACAGCAACACCATCTACTACGCATGGATCGCTCACCCCTGGCGGGAAAGTGGAAGCGGATTACATATTCGATATTCAACGTCAACTGACATGGGCGGAACTGTTCGACACGGGCTCAACATCCTGCCAGCAGATATTCAAGTGGCGCGGCTATCTAGTGCTGTGCTACAACAACCCGGACTTGGTTCTACTCATGGACTCCACCGAGAAATTCAGTGTTGCCCATGCGTGGCCGGCAGAGTCCAACCCGGACGTGCGAGACTTCGGAATCTGTGGGACGGACTGGAACGGCGAAATGTGGATAGCCAGGACGGACGGGAGTACTGCTCGGGTTTATAGGCTTGTGGAGAAGGATTGATCAATGGCTGTTCTTGGAATAAACTTCGACGACTTGCGGACGGCCGTTGACTGGTCTATCCGGCAGTTCGAGACACCGCGTAAGAAGCGGGTCGAGGCAATCCGCCAGTATGTCGGCAATCATTATGCTGACGGCGGTACGGAGAAGGTCGTACCAACCAACTTCCTCGAGCTGGCCGTCACAATCTACATGCAGCAGCTCGCCGCCAACGCTCCGCGTGCGATGGTGACAGCAAACGTCCCTTCTCTCAAACCGTTCGCCTACGCCACCGAAATTGCTATCAACCAGATTCCCGACGAGATCGGCCTGGACGATACCTTGCGCCGGGCGGTGATCGAGGCCCTATTCGCCTTCGCCGTGGTAAAGGTCGGCATGGCCTCCTCCGGCGTGACCATCCTGGGGCATGACCAGGGCGAGGCGTTCGCCGACCTGGTGAGCATTGACAACTACTTCTGCGATATGAGCGCCAAGACCCGTGCTGGCATCCAGTTTGAGGGAGACGACTACTGGATCCCCGTTGACGACGCACGCGCCATATACGACGGCAAGGCGGCCGACATAGAGCCCGACGAGCATACCGTGAACGGCGACAACGGCGAAGAGCGCGCCGAGGGCGTCACGGTCGACGAGGGTGCGAGTCTGTACCGTGAGAAGGTCTGGTGTCGCGACGTGTGGATACCTCGCAACAACAAACTCCTGACCTACGGCGTAAAGTCGCTCAAACTCTTCCGCGTGATCGACTGGGACGGCCCCGAGACTGGCCCGTACAACCTCCTGGGCTTCTCAGACGTGCCGGGCAACCTTCTGCCCCTCCCCCCGGTGGCGTTGTGGCGCGATCTGCACGAGCTGGGCAATAACCTCTTCCGCAAGCTGGGCCGCCAGGCCGACGCAAAGAAGTCTGTCGCCGCGTTTCAGGGCGGGAACGACGAGGACGTTGAGGCGCTCAAGAGGGCGGCCGACGGTGAAGGCATACGGTACAGCGGCCAGAAGCCGGAAAACATCACTGTGGGCGGTATAGACCCTGCTACGCTGGCTTTCTACCTCCAGTGTCGCGACCTGTTCAGCTACTTCGCCGGAAACCTCGATACGATGGGCGGACTGGCACCTATGACCGAGACTATCGGCCAGGACAAGCTGTTGAGTGAGGCCGCTAGTGCGCGAGTTAACTTCATGCGTGGCCGTACGATCAGCTTCGACCGCGACATCTTCAAGGCGCTGGCATGGTACGAGTGGACCGATCCAGTACGCAAGCGCATCATCGAGAAGCCGGTCAAGGGTCTGGACATGACGATTCGGCGCACATGGTCGGCCGAGACCCGAGAGGGCGACTGGCTTGACTACAACTTCGACATCGACGCCTTTTCGATGCAGGCCGACACGCCGCAGATCAAGCTACAGAAGATCGGCCAGGCCCTCGAACGCTACGTCTTTCCTGCGCTCCCCCTCCTGGAGAAGCAGGGCGGCCAGGTCGACTTCAAGGAGCTCCTGGAGCTCGTCGGGCGACTCAGCAACGTGCCGGAGCTGGCGAGCATCGTACGGTTCGGCGAGCCGATGGCCACACAGCCCGAGCAAGGCAACTCCGATCCGACGACTATGCCGTCGAACACGACCCGTACCTCCGTGCGGGTTAACCGCCCTGGGGCGACGCGGCACGGTAAGGATGACGCGATGAGCAGGTTACTCATGGGAAGCAAGGTTCAGTCGGCCGAAGGCGCCGCACTTGGAAAGCCGGTAAGCTAATGGCGACCTATTGCTATATCACTGATAGCGGCGACCAGGGAACGGTCGAGTGCGCCCTCGGGTGCGCCCCGCGCCGGATCAAGATTGACGGCGTGCTAGCACGGCGCGACTACGCCGCCGAGGCCAAGGGCTTCCCGCCTACGAAAGGCTGGCCGATCGAGTGTATCGGCTCTGGAGTCAACGCCGAGGACGCTGGAGAGCTCCGAAAGCACCTGGCCGACCGAGGCGTGCCGACCGAGATCACGCCGGACGGCAACCCTATTTACCGTGATCCTGCGCACCGCCGGAAGGCACTCAAGGCGCGTGGCCTCATTGACAAAGCGAGTTTCGTATAAAAACCACACAGGAGAAGGATGCAATCATGGGCGACACACCGAAAAAAGATGAAACGACCACGACGCCGGCCGATATTGATCCGACCGTTTCGACCGACCTAATGGGCGAAATCGACGCAGGAGTCGAGGAAGCTATGGTAGTGGTCGAGAAAGATCGCAAGGACCGTGATGCCGAGGCCGGTGTCGACGATCCCGACAAAGACAATTTACCGCCCGAGAAGGTTGGTACGGGCGAGGAGAAGCCGGGAGGCAAGGCCCCTGGCGACGGCAAGAAGGGTGACGAGACTGTAGTGGAGAAGTCGGACGGAGACGCTGATCCCGCCGGTAAAGATCCCGTTACGGACGAAGTGCTCGAACGCGCAGTGAAGGCCGGTCTGTCAATGGCGGAAGCCAAGCAGTATCCCAACGCATCTTTGCTTGGGACAGTGTGTGACAGGCTGGAGAAGCTGAGCAAGGGCGCATCCGGTGAAGAAGGCGGCGACGCTGACAAAGCTGGCGATGTGGACCCGTTGGCGGCAATACCTGACCTGGATCCGGACGAGTACGACGAGGGCGTCGTAGCCGCGGTGAAGGCTCTCAAGGACGTTGTTCGTCAGCAGCAGGAAACGATAAGCGGTCTCAAGGCCAACGGGAAAGACGGCGAGAAATCGGCGTTTGACGCGAAGGTTGAGGGATTAGGGGAAGCGTTTGGCAAGGCGCTTGAGGCAGCCCCGGAGAAGCGTGTCGCTCTACAGGAGCAGGTTGATGTTCTGACCGCTGGCAACAAAGCTGCGGGTAAGGAAGTCGACCAGGGTACGATCTTCGACCAGGCCGTTTCGATTACGCTGGGTGACGTGGCGGCTCAGGCCGCAACCGACGCCAAGACCGTCGCACTAGAGAAGCGTGCCACACAGCACGTCTTCCGGCCTGGCGGACCGACAGCAACCCCGACGACCGACGCCTTTGAAGACGTCGCGGCCGAAGTGGATCGCGCTTACTTCGACAAGAAATAACTAGGGATCAAGGAGAAATAGTCATGGGTTTGGCATTCAGCGAAATCGACGATGCGGTACTGCTCACGCAGAACAAGCTCGTCAAACGAGGCGCATTCATCGACATGCAGACGGATCTGACCGATCACGTCGCAGTCCGTGAGATGTGGAAGGCGCGGGCAAAGCAGTTCGCGGGTGGACAGCAGTGGGAGTTTGAGGTCCAGATGGATCACAACTATTCCGCGCGTACCGTGGGTCTGTACGAGACTGACGGCAGTTCCGAGAACGATACGATGAAGGACGGCAAGGTAGACGTGCGGCATGTGAACGCGCATTACATCTACGACCAGCGCCTCCCCGCATTCCAGCGCGGCGGCACCGCCATCGTGAACCTCGTCCGCACGAAGTATGTGGGGATGATGGTCTCGTTCTACGAGCTCCTGGAAGAGCTCCTGTGGAGCAAGCCGACGGACTCAACCGACGACAAGACCCCGTTTGGTCTTGCGTACTGGGTCGTGAAGAACGCAACGGAAGGCTTCAACGGCGGAAACCCCTCGGGTTTCTCCGATGGTCGCGCCGGGATCGACACAACGGAGTATGCCCGGTGGGCAAACTGGACCGCGAATTACGTGGCGATCACGAAAGAGGATCTGATCCGCAAGATGCGCCGGGCGCATCGCCGGACCAAGTTCCGCTCCCCGGTGTCGCACGCGACGCCGAACCTGGGCGCGATGAAAAACGGTATCTATACCAACGATACCGTGATCGGGCTGCTTGAGGAGGCGCTCGAAGCGCAGAACATGAGCCTCGGTAACGACCTGGACAGCAAGGGTGGTCGAACCGTGTTCAAGAGCACACCGGTGCAGTATGCGCCGAAACTGGACGACGACAGCAGTGATCCGGTCTACATGCTGGACTGGAAGTGGCTTGCGGTCGGCGTGCTCGCCGGGTGGGAGAACAACCTGTCCTCGCCGTACATGGTTCCGGGTAAGCACCTGGTCCGCCGTGTCGACCTAGACGCGTCGCTGAACATGGTTTGCACGGACTTGCGCCGTCAGACAGTCATCAGCAAGTAGTCAACAACCGAAACTGACAATAAGAAAGGGAAACCATTATGGATTCCAGTGTAAATGGCCCTCAGAAGATGGGCAACCTCATCATCGAAGAGGTTTGGTACGAAGGCACCGACGCGCTCAAGCAGGGCGAGGCCGTGTGCTACAACGCCGACTACGGGACGGCAACGGCTTTCGACGGCCGCCGCTGCAACCGTGTCGAGCGTCCGAGTCTGACGAACAGCAAGGCGTTTGCCGGTGTCGTTGAGCGTGACTACTCAGCGAAGAACGCAGGCCAGCGCCTCCGCATTTGCTGCCCCGGCAGCCGTGGTGCGGTGATCGCGTTGGGCGTCAACTCCGCAATCGGTTCGGGCCTTCTGTCCTTCGAGGCAGGAGCGGTCGGGTCGCATCGCGGCCGGTTCTACACGGGCAAGTACAAGGGTCGCGGGTCCGCGATTCCTCGTCAGACCGTGGCGGCGGCGTTGCTTGAGGATGGCATCCTGGGCACATGGTCCCTGGCGGTCGACGGTGTTACGCTGACAGTTACGTCCACGACCGGACTGGCTGCGGCCGATACCGTGGTCCTTCGCGGTGGCGAGATGGAGTCTGCGTCGAAGTACGTCACGCCCGGCAAGTACACCATCAGCTCGATCACGGACAGCACGACCATCGTGCTAACGTCCTCGGCGGTCAATGCGACGCCGGATGCGGCCGTGCTCTGCACCGGGTACGCCTACACGGGCAACCCGAAGTGCCAGGCCGATCTCCTCACCGGAGATGAGTGTGGTGGCGTCGAGTTCGTCAGCTTCTTGAACGCTGGCAACGCGGCACAGGGGCACCTGGTCGGTGGCGTGTCTTACGTTTGCGGAGGTTTGGACATCTCCGGCGACGTTGACATCGTGCTGGCGCAGGGGACTCTGCCCGGTGAGACGAAGGCTGTCGTTCTGCTTGCAGACCTGGCAACCAGCGCCCTCACCGTTGACCCGGCAACCGACGGCCTCAAAATCGTCGGGACCACGCTGGCAGCGATCACCGGCATGGATACAGCGGCCGACGCCGTGTATCTTGAGTTCGGTGGCGGTCTGTGGCAGATCACCGACGTTGTCGGTGGGGCAACCGAGACGTAAGCCGAAACCTTCGAACCGTAGCCTGGGGTCGGACATTCCGGCCCCAGGCTTCACCTAACACACAGGAGTACGATACAATGGATAGTCCCACGCAGACACAGCCCGACAAGATCGAGCAAGAAGACCGCATCGACGACTTCGCCGTGAAGGCGTATCAGTCGATGGGCTACACCGAGCGCCTGTCAGAAAACATGGTGATTCTCTACAACGAGTTCAAGAGGCGCAAAGACAAACTCCAGCCTGGCCGACCGTCCCCCGAGGCACTCGCACTAATCGCGATCATGGCCGCTATGGTCGACGGCGACCTGGTGCTGGCAGATGGTGACGGCAAGGAGTAGCGCAGCATGGCCGAATCAACACTTTCCATCAGCTACGATGAACTACAGATCGAAGTCGGTAGGTTTGTTGGGTATGACAGGGATCCCACTGAATGGAACGATACGCTTACAGATGAAGTCGATCGGTATATCCAGTCTGGTCTGAGGCAGTTCTATTACCCTCCGGCGGTTGAAAGTGTTGAGGCTGGTTACGAGTGGTCGTTCATCAAGCCGACCACAACGATTGATACGACCGCGAGCGACGCCGCTCAGGATCTCCTGGACGACTTCGGGCGCATCGTCGGTGATCTTCATTTCGCATCGACCGTCCACGCACGATCGGTCACGGTTCTGAGTGAGCACGGGATTCAGACTCTACTCCAGCGCGACTCCAACGAGAGCAGGCCGCTACATGCGGCCGTGCGGTTCAAGACGAGCGACGGATCCACCGGCCAGCGGCAGGAGATAGTCTGGTGGCCCATCCCGGACGATACTTACACACTGACGTACCGCTACGAGGCCTTTGCCGGGAAGCTGGTAAAGACTGACAACCCCTACCCACTGGGCGGCATGAAGCACTCTGAGCTCATTACCGAGAGTTGCCTGGCCGTCGCCGAACAACGGGCAAACGACGAGAAGGGTATCCACTGGGACCTATTTACGCGACTGCTAGCAACGGCCGTTGCACAGGACAGGATGAACGGGGCGCGCTTCTTTGGCGCTATGAGTCAAGGGGAAACAGTGGAGTCGAGTGCCAGGAGTCGTCATGCGAACGGCACCTCGTACGACATCACGTATAAAGGGGACACATGGTAGTACCAATTGAATTAACGGCGACAGGCTGCGTTATTGTCGTGTCGTTCTGGGGGTGGCTTGCTGTGAAAGTGATAGATCAAGGTCGGAAGCTCGTCGAGCTGGGGGAACGAATAAGCTCGCAGGAGAAGGTATGCGGTGAACGCCTTGACTGGTTGCGTTTGATGGAGCACAAGCTCATCACGGTGGGCGAGGATACCGCCGCGATCTGCGGGAAGCTCGAAATTGACAGGGAACCTCGTGACTAACTGCATTCCGGAATGTGGCGATGTTGGTTTCGTCGGGCGTGAGCATGGGAGCTCTCTAGTCTCCGACGCCATCGACCTTATGACTACCGGTGAGGACGAGGATGCGACCGTCGCGCAGCATCAGTTCCAGGTAATCAATTATGATCGAATACTTGAGGCCGGAACTTCACGAAAGCACGGCGCGATTATCCGGTTGCTCTCTGAGCGGATCGCAGACTGCCTGGCCGACAACACTCATTACATTATCTTCCGGCCGCCTGCGCTTACCTGGTGGCAACGTGAACGGATTGCTCGACGGGCTCGGAAGCTCAACGGAAAACGGTACGGCTATGTGGAGATCCTCTTGCAGGGGATCGACGGGGGGCTCCGTAAAAAGGGGTGGCTCCGTGAAGGACGCCCTCTGTTCACGCGGCTGGGCGCATTGGCCCCGTGGACGGTGATCTGCTCAGGGGCGAGCAATCGGTGTTTGTATGACGGGCGGGTGCTGCCTCGGCGGTTCCTGTACCTCTCCCCCGATGGAACGTATGACGAGGCCATTCGCCGCTGTTGGCAAGTGGTCGCAATCGACAAGAACGGCGCTTCGTATTGGGCGGGTGCCAAAATACAAGGAGAAGCTGAATGAGGACCATTGATCTTCACACAGCAGACGGTGTAATGGTGAGGGCTCCCGGTCATGGAATCCTTCTCTCTTACGGAGTGACGGTGCCGACGAATGGCACCGCTGGGTACGCAACGGGTTGCAACTTCATCCACACGGATGGAGGAGCGGGGACGGCCTTCTACCTCAACGAGGGGTCGGTCACAAGCTGCGCCTTCGTCGCCGTGGCGGCCATGACGGCCGCGCAGGAGGCGTTGATCGGCGCAACGGCCGGTACGGCAACAGCAAGCGTGGCGGCGATCCTGGATGCCAACAAGGCCCTTGATGTGGTCCGTACGGCATCATTGATGGTCGGCGCAAGCGGATCAGAGGTCGCCGTAGTGCTTGGCGGTGGCATGGCTGCGGGTGCAGGCATCACGGCTGGCACAGATACGGTGTGCGCTCACAGCGTCGTAAAGGCTGGGGCGATTTTCAAGACCGAGATCCTGCTCGACATGGATGGGCTGCATGGTGGCGGCACCAACGGCGACATCATTGGCGTTGACGCCGGAGCGGTCAACTGTCATCTCGGTCAGATTACGGCCGCTGTGAACGGGACAATCGTTTACGGGCAGATTACCTGTCTGGAAACTCCGGCTGGTGGAAGTGATGACATCGACTTCTACGGGTCGGTTGACGAAGATACCGGGGCGCAGGATGCGGCTCTCTCGACGATTACGGGCGAGGAGCAACTCCTTGATAACGGCGCTTGGGCTGCCGCTGTGGCTACTCCGATCGCCTTGACTGCGCTACCGGATGCTGACGGGTATCTCTACATGGCAAATCCGACCGCTTCCGACGCAGAATACAGCGCCGGGATCTTCCTCATCGAACTGTGGGGCGTGTAGGCTCCAGTTCGATGCCGAGAACCGTCAATAAGACGCTCGCGTTCCCCCTCGCCGGAGTGGTCCGGCGAGGGGCGTATCGCGACCAGACGCGTCCGTACTCTGCCCCCTGGGCGGTCAACGTACGTGGTTCGGCTCCTCTTGAAGGTCGCGAACGCGGTGGATCGCGGCCGGGCCTGGTCACGATCGCAGGCGTCACAACAACCGCCGAGGGCGACTGGGAATGGGACGACGGTGAGACGATCGAGTGGGAGGCCTCTGGCGGGGATATGACCTACGACTACGCCGAGACGCTTATCGAGGCCTCCGACGGAACGGAGATCATCAACCCGGCCTCTCTTATCAGCGTGATAGCAGACACGGGCGAGGCTCCTACCGACTACACCATCAGTTGTCTCTACCGCGATCGGGTCATTCTTGGAAAAGGCGCCTTGTGGTACGCTTCGCGTGCTGGCGATCATGCCGACTGGGACTATGGCGCGGAAATGACCGACGTAGGCCGGGCCGTTGCTGGCACGGTGGAGCTTGCGGGGCAGACCGGCGGCGACCTTACGGCAATCATTCCCCACCGCGACCAGGCTTTGATATTTGCGACGAAAAACTCTCTTCACGTCCTCAGTGGCGACCCGGTAACAGGTAAGCTGCAGGTTGTAGACGAGGACATAGGAATTATCGCACCTTACGGCTGGGCACTCAACGGCGAAGAGCTGGCGTTTCTGAGTAACGACGGCGTGTACGTCGGAAAAGTGGGATCCAAACCTACGCGGTTCAGTGAGGGCCGGATCCCCGACGAGCTCAAGAACGTCGACGTAGACAACAACACCGTTGTGATGGCCTACGACCCTGGCGCGCGCGGCTTTCATCTGTTCATTACCCCTGGGACAGGTACCGGCAGTCATTACTTCCTCGACCTGGGCAACAAAGCAGTGTGGCCCGTGGTGTTCGGCGACGACGGCCACCAGCCCATTGTTGCCGCCCGGATCAAGAGCGAGAACCTGGAGCGGGTCTATTTGCAGGGGCGCGACACCACTTGGCGCGAGTTCGTCTCTTCGGCCGTCGA